TCAAGCCCTATAACCATGTCACTTAGCTGACCTATAGAAGCTGAACCTCTAAGTTGTGATAGTGATGTTGCTGCTCCCTCTTCATGTCCTTTACCATCTGGTCTTCTTAAATGTGATACTACTATCATAGCTATGCCTGTCTCTTGAACAAGTGTTCTAAGTCTAGTCATGATTTCATCTAATGCTCTTCTCTCATCACCATGAGATTGGTCTGATACTATAATACTAACATGGTCTATGATAATATATTTACAATCTAAACCTTTAGCTAAAAATCTAACTCTTGAAATTATATTATCAATTGAGTTTGAACCAAAATGGTCAAACATATATACTCTACCAGTACCTACTGTTGCATCAAAGTAAGTTTTTAATTCTTCTTTAGGAACATGAACATCAGGTAAATGTAATCTTTGATTAGCTTCAATACTCATGATACCTTTAGATGTTATAACAGGAGTTTCTTCTAACATTAACAAACCAATATTATCTTTAGTTTGTTTTATTAAATGATGAATTAATTCTCTCATCACTTGAGTCTTACCTAACCCACTACCTGAAGTAAAGGTAACTAATTCAGAGGGTCTTAATCCATATGTTATTTTATTTAATCCTTCAAAAGGATACTGAACAAAACTTTGTAATGTTGGTTTACTTATCTCATCAAATAAAATATTAGCATTTATAATTCCATCTGGTGCAAATACTTTTGCTTCCCAAAATGTTTTAACATAAGCTTGTATTTTATTTTTAGTTAAACAATCTGAAGCATCTTTAAATTCTTTTGGTAAGTACATTATTTTACACTTGCCTGGGCTAAAGAGTTCAGCTACCTTTAATGCTCCATCAATTCCATGTTCATCATTATCAAAATTAATTATAACATTATCAAAATTATTTTCTAACCATTCTAAACTATTCTTTATATCTTTAACTGCAGAAGCAATTCCATTCTTAATACTAACTACTGGTGTCTCATACTTATCTGTCTTAAACATTTGATAAGCTGATAGACAATCTAATTCTCCCTCAGTTATAATTATATATTTATTTTTATTAAATAAATGTTCACCAAATAAACCAGATTGTTTTGTATTACCTTGTATAGTAAACTCTTTTAATTTAGTAAACCTAGTTTTAGTTGCTATCTTTGCACCTTGTTTATCATGATAAGGATAGTAATGATTTATTATATTACCCATACTATCAATCTTAACAGTTACTCCATACTTTTTACATGAATCTGTTTTGATATTTCTATCTACAATTTCAGTAAAGTCTGATTGATTTGTTATTGGTTTACTCTCATGTTCGTGAGAAGTTATTGTTGATTGGTTTTCCATATCATATTCTTTTATAAATTGTTGACATGAAAAGCAGTAAGCAGAGTTGTCTGCATTAACTGATACTGCATCAGTACTATTACATAATGGACATGGTAAGTGATACTTTACAAATCCATTTTTATTTTCTTCATTCATTTGCACCCTCATTAGTTTAAATTCCTTTCACATAAAAAAGGAGAGCCGACCAACTACAAGCCGACCCTCCTAGGAGATAGAAAAATGACAGTCACACTTTATGACTGGTTCACTATACTAAAATTCTTTGATGTTGTCAACGCCTGAACCTGAAGTATTTCCAGCTTCAATATCAAATTCTTCTCTTGGTGTGTATTCCACTAAGTCCATAACTTGTACAGCTTGTAAGTCTAACCCTATTCCTTTTTTACCTTTAAAGTTCCACTCATAAGGTTTATACATTACTTTAACTTTACTTCCATTACCGACTATTTTTTCTAATGGTTTCTTCTCAGCATCCACTAATTGTGGTTGCGTATTTTTATCGCCACTAGCTTTACTTACTTTTCTTTTAAACCTAATTATATTAGGTATTGTTTTTTCATCAACAGTTGTTTCGGCTACTGTTATTCCTTGACCTTTTAAGTCCTCTGCAGATTGTGAATCAACTGCTAAATCAATTCTCCACATAGGTTCAAACCTTTCATTAGGTCTAGTCAGAGAAGCCCAGTATGCTGTGCCTTCAATTATCGCCATATGTTTTGTCCTTTATTGTTATTGTTATTGTTAAATTTAAATTTATCATTTCTCATAGAATTCTTTTACCATATCAGCACCCCCCTTGTCAACACTTTCATCATCTTTTTTTTCATTAATTATGTCAGGGTTTTCAAGTAGTTCTGTTATCTTATCATCTATTACTCTTTTGATTTTTTGTTTCTTCTTTAATTTAGATTCTAAATCAGCAATTCTTTTACCCATAACCTGAACATCTTGGTTAGCTTGTTCAACTTGAATAAGTAATTGCTTCATTCTGGAATCTTTTTCTGAAGCCAGTTTAACTGCATCATTTTTTTCTTCAGTTAATGACGCAATAATATTTTTATATTCTCTTAGTAAATCTTTTTCACTCATTAAAAAATTTTCTTTTTCCCTCACTACCTTTTATTTTATTTATTCTTTTAACTTTTTTTCCAGATTTATCTAGTCTTAACCAATGTACATATTCATTATCACTTACTAAAGTAGATAAATGTTTTGCTGTCCACCTATAAATTTTATTTAACCACCCTTTATGATTATTAATAGTATCTATATGCCAACAATTCTTACCACTATCCCAATCAAATCTTTCTAATTGTCCTGTTAGTTTAAATCTTTCTTGTACTTCATCACTTAGAAAAGCCCAGTTAGTAAATGCCCATGCTACTTTAGTAGTATTATATCTAAATACATGGTATTGATTTAATGCAATACAAGGAATTAAATGTTGTGCTAATTCTTTATCAGTCATTAACTTCCATATCTCCTGTTCTTTATATAATCTTATTGCGTCTTTCATATCCTCAGACTTACTCATTAGTCTAAACCGATTATAACTTTTTTAAGAATACTAAATGGAAAGGTAGTAGCTTTTTTATTACTATTTGTTGAACATCCACTTAATAATATTACTGTAATAGTTAATAACATTAAGAACAAAGTTAAATTTCTAAGCATTAAAATAATCCTTTTTTTAATTGGGATGCATAAACATAAGTATTAAACTCATCTCTATTACTCTCATCATCTAATTTGTTTAAGCATTCACTACAAATCTTTTTATTTCTATCGTGTATATTTCTTTTCATAGTACCACCATTCTCATTACAACTACACTTATGGCATATGTCTCTAAAGTTAACTCCACCATCCATCATTCCCATAGCTATACCTTATAACACTTCTCAGTAAATAATTCTTTAATTGGAATTACTACACACTTACTAGCCCTATAATCTCCTGCTTGTTTTGTATGTGTCTTCTTATATTTATTTACTATTTTTTTTAATCTTGATACTCTAAAGACTAACATACAATGCTCATTGGTATCTAGTTCTAGTACATGAAACCACCATTTAGATTCTGTTTTAAAGATACCACTTGGTTTTTCTCTGTACTCATATTCAATGGCAATGTTGCCTGTCTTTCTCCACCAACTTCTCTCTGTCTTAACTTCTATCTTCCCACCTTTAAGTAAGTTCTCTATTCTTTTTTCTCGTATCTGTCCATACTCTAAATCTAAATCAAACTTTGTATTCTTAACCATTATAATCTTCTGAACTCTGGTTCTTCATGGAAGCTACAAATATAATGCGTCAAGAATTTATTTAGATTTTTATGTCTAAACAATTTCTTTGCGTTAGCTTCTTTCAGTTGCTGGAATTTTTTAATAATAAATGATGGTGCTAAGTTTGCATAATCACAAACTAATTTATATTGTTCATCCTCCATGGAGAACCATGCGAGTGCGTCTTTGACTACATTCTTTCTAGCGTTACCCCATGCATGAATATCAACATCAAGTCCATCCATGATGGCTCTAACTATCACACACCTGTATAATAAAACACATGGTGTTATTGCCGAACCTTCTCCCTGACTTGAGTTAATACCTAATGGTATATCTTTATTCAATATCATATTTCATTTTATCAAACAACTTTTCTATGAGTTTCTTTTTCTTATTCTTTACAATCTTTAATTGATACTGTTTTTTTCTCAGAAGAAATGCCATTGGATTTTTTAATTTTCTCTTTGTATTCTTCTTCATTGATTTCTTCTACAGTATGTCTAGTAAGTTTTACATCTCTACTTACTATGTTTGAATAAGGACTCCAGTTTAAATTCTCTTTGACTTGGTATAATGTTGTGCCTGAGTTGTAATAATCTTCAACGCATACATCTACATTGACCCAAGATTTTTTTAAAAAGAATTTATTGCTCATAGATATGTCCTATAAAATGTTTATCGTATTGTGAATGCTGTCTGTAATTTTGACAGTATCTCTATTATACAATTAAACATTTGACATGAGAACATTGAAATAAAATAAATATTACTCAATGATTTCAATGGTTTAGACATACTTTGTTCAATCCTTTCCCTTGTAAGTTGTATTGTTAATTATGCTGGTTGTTGTCCACACTCTAGAAAAATCTTCCAGTTTTTCCTATCTTGAAAATTGCATTGGTCAAACTTTTCCATTGCTCCATCTAGATAATGTGCATTAATAAATAAATGTAAGTCATGTTTAATATGATGAAACATATAAACAGAATTAAATTTATCTTTTGTTTTACTTCTTTTATACTTTACTATTTCTTTTTTCTTTTTCTTTTTCATTTTTATTTCCTTTTATTTTTTTACATAACATTTTAAATTCTATTAAAATATTTTTATAGTCTGCTATAATATATCCTCCTAGAATAATAAAGAATAATAACCAAATCATTTTATGCTACCTCCTTTAATATTGTTATTGCTCTTGCCATAGCTGGTTCTCTTTTAATATAACCTTTCCATTCTATGTAGCCAAGCATATGATATATAACACTCTTTGATTTAACATTCATATATGTTTTCATATCTTCAAATGTAGGCATTACTTCTTTTTGTTTTTTATATTCTTTTAAAAATTTATATAACTTTAATTGTTTAGGTGTTAGCATGATACTTTGCTCCTTTTAATCTTAACTGTCTTTCATATTTTACTTCAGCTTTTAAATTATTAATTTCTGCTCCAGCTTTTTTTAATTGTTCTTGAAGATATTCTTTTTGTTTAGTTAACATATCAAGTTCATCTTTGTGCTTACAATTCTTTCTAGTTTTTTTTCTTATAGCTTCTTGTAAGTCTTTACTAAAATGATTTAAGTATACATCATCCATTAATAACATCTTTCATATTT